CGAGCCTTGAACCGATGCCCGAACAAATCAAAATGATGCTCCACTTCTACTCGTCGAGGCTGCGCCATGATCGTTGCAAACTCGGCATGGTTGTTTAATGCCTGGACGCAAGCCACCGCGTCGGCGTAGTCTTGTTGGTCGAGGATGGTTTTGCCTTTGACTAAATCAACGTAATCCATCGCCTTGACAAAGTCTGAGTCGTCAACAATCTTCAAATCCTTGAGGGCGCAATCGCTGACAAACTCATCCCATTCGGCTTGACCCGCTTTAGTTCGCCTGTTAATTCCTTTGGGCTTGGCGATCCAAGGCAAGTCTTGCCCCGTTGTCTTTTCGTCAAGAACGAATGTCGCGATCTGTCCCGCCGTCGAGTTAGCCGATAGCACTTTCTCGACGACAACAAACCGCTCATCGAACCGCTCAGGCTCAAGGGCTAGGCAATGCACCGCATGACCCATAGCGAACGCTGCCGAGTCTTTTGGCGGTAAGCTTGGCGGATCGTCGACGTAACGCATCCGGCATTCCATCGGGTTTTGGGCCAAGCATGATAGCATCGAGTGCGAGAGGGCTTTGATTTTGTAATAGTCAGTCCCCATAAATCACCTCAGCAAAAATCTGTAAAAGAATCGCAACACAGCCACCAGCAAACAATGCTCGGCAGATTTCGGTAGGGTCAATCACGGTAGGCCTCTTGCATCGTTGCCATCAACTCAGGGGAGGCCTTGCGGGCCTTGTTTTCCCGATCCATCATTGCCCATAGCGTCCAGCCGCAACCGAAAGCAGAGCCGAGCGTAAAGCCACCGACGAAAAAGCAAAGTAGAAGGATTTCCATTATTTACAACCGCCCTTCCCGATAGCTAGCTTCCTTCGCCCGTAAGCTAATTGCTCCCATGCTCTTTTGGTCCTGCGAAAAGGCCAGCCTAACTCCATAGCTTTCGCAATCGCCGTGTCGTTTAGCTGCTGATGGATCATGCCGTCAATTGCATCTTTTTCCCACAACTGAACTGGGTATCCGCTGTGGGTGTACCCAATCGAAGCTTTAGCTGCCACCTTCGCCGCCTTGGGTTGATCTTGCGAAAGCGAAACCGTAAGCTTCTTGGCTGGCTCTAGCTTGTCGGCAGTAGTCCAGACTTGCACCGCTGGCCGATCCTCGCCCGTCTCAATCCAGTATTCCGCACACAACCGCTGCCACTCAGGGGGCCAGCCTTGGAACTGTGCTAACGCGTCGAATTTATTCACGATGCACCCCCTTGCTTGTCAAGCCTAGCTTTGCTGACACTGGCGATAAAATCATTAACTGCGTCAACTGTCGTAAGGTATTCGCCTGCAACAAACTTTGCTTCAATGCGAAATCCGCGAAGCCCTTTTTTCACCCACCGCCGAACGGTCTGGACGTGTGGCTCTTGGCCAGTGCATTTCTTTACCGCTTCCGCGATCGGCATGTACCCTTGCTCTGCTAATGTCTTCATCGTTTCAATCTCCAAAAAAGGTTAAACAACTTCCAATTCAATTCTAAGTAACGCCGCGTCTTCGGCGTCGATCGGCCCGCAGTTGGCTTCCCATTTCACGCCGCTCGCAAGGGACAAGCCCGATACCATTCGCTCGGCAAGTGCTTCCGCTGCCCTGATTCCAGGGTCGGAAGACAAGCCAACGAAAACCGCGTCAAGCATCCCTCGAAAGGGGCTGTCGTAAATCTCAATCTTAAACCATTGGCCCGTCTTAACGCCATCATAAACAGCGTCCTTGTCGAAGGTGCATTTCGCCACCCTCGTTATCCGCGTTTTTCTCTTCGGCGTCTGGCGTAGCTTCGAGCCTTTGCCCCACTCATGCCAAGCCGTAACCAGCAAATAAAACTCATCCATTGGACTGCCCTCGCTTTCGTTTGACCGCTGGCGCGTCTTTGGGGTTGTAGTGGACTGGCCGCCCTCGCTTTCGTTCGGGCAATGCTGCCCAGGCTTCGACGGGATCCAATTGGAGCACCCGAATAGCCCGATCGACGATCGCCAATCCGACGAAGGTTGACCACTCAATACCCTCGGCCGATGCCGCCTTGCGTCCTATGGCCTCCCAGGGTGCTGGTTGCGTTGTGTTTACGTTGACTGTTGCGTTATTCATCAATGCGTACTCCAAAGGGGGTTCCATCGGCAAACGTAAACTGCTCGAAAGCGTCAGCCATTGAGTGATAATAGATCTTCGCTGTAGCCGCAACGTAAATGCCAATCATGCTAGTGCTAACTACGCTATCAAAGCCTGAGCCCCCCTTTTGGCGGATCGGCTTGCCCCAGTGTGGCAAGTACTCTTCCGCATCCTTAAACGGTCGATACGCTGCGGGCTTCTCGATCTTGCGGATGATGGGGTAGGCGTACATTGATTCTTTTTCCCTCAGGCATTTTCGCACAACCCCGTCTGAGCCGATGTAATGCTCTCCATAGATCGCTTGTCTCATTGCATGAACCAACTCCCAGCCCTCCGGTACGCCCGGTATTTGTTCTGCCATTATTCGCCCTCCGCTAGTGTTGCTCTCAAGTGTTGGATTGATGGGTCTTGGGCTTCGTCTGCCTCAGCAAGACCGGCCTGTAGCCACTCGATCAAGTCAAGCACCTTTTGGCGTTTTTGCTGAACAAGAAACCCACGCAAATTTTGCCCGTCGCTAATCAAGTGCAACGCCTCGATCAAAATGGGCTGAGCGCTGTAGATCGCCGGGCGAACGAAATCAAGCACCGCTTCGGCCCAGTTTTCGTGGTCCCCTGCTTGGTAGGTCTCAAATTCTACCGCGTCGTACCTAGACTCCACGTCCATTCCGGCCTCGGTAGGCACTACGTATTCGACTCGAACTTTCACGATTAATCCCTCTCAGTTAGTGTTGGTTGCTGTGCTTCAAGCCGCTGCCGAAGTAGCTTGCAGTAGATCGCAAGTGCGTTGGCATGGCTTTCGATTTTTAGCAACCAGAAAATATCAACTTCCTTGCCAATGGGAAAAGCCCAGTCCCAATTCTCATCGATCGCCTGTCCGGCTCGCCGGATGTCGTCGATCAATTCTTCGTTCGTTTTTTTCACGAATAATCCCTTTCGGTTAAGTGTAATTTCGCCAGCGTCCCGCGTGCCCAATTGGCTAGCGTCGATGGGTTGTTTCGTGCCTCTGCTGTCTTGGCCTTCGCCTGTCGGCAGGCTCGGCATTGAGTGTCTAGCCCGTCGCGAGTCCGGTTGTATTTGCGGAACTCGCAGAGGGGCTTGGTAGTCTGACATTTGGTGCAGGGTTTCATGGGGCTAGCCCAAGACCAATTCGATTTCGTCTGCGATCGCTTGGCGTGCCTTGGCAAGCTGCCTAGCGATTTCCTCGACCGAATCGCCCACAACGATATCCGCTGCATTTTCGCAAGCCCTGGCCCCTGCCTTGTGATTGCTTACACGGACCTTGACCGATATGGTCCAATCGTCATTATCGTGCCAAAGGTCGAAATACATCGAGCCCATCGAGCCGTGTTCCCAAGTGACCGAATCGACGCCCTCGAAAGACTCAAGAGCCGCTTGCACCGCCTCGGCCAGTTGATCCGTTGCGTCCTGGACTTGCCTTGTGCAAATCGGCAAGTGTCCGACCGCGTCCCAGGCTCCGAGCGTTGCGTGAATCATCTCTGCGTTCATCGTATCGTCTCCAAAAAAGTGTGAGTAAAAAGACCCCGAAGGGTTTCGCCGTTGGTGGCTGGTCAGTGGGCTAGCGTGCTGGCCTTGGATACCAAGAGCCTGCGACTTCGTGCAATCGCAGCAACTCGCTAGAATCGTACTGCCCGAGGACTTTTGGCGAAAAACACATCTTAAAAAGCATTGCGTTTTTGATCTCGTCCGACAAGTAGGCGAAAGCATTGCCGTTGATTGCCTCGAATGACTTGGCAACAATCGCCACCGTCTCAACTGCCCAGTCTGCTTGCGTTGCTATTGCGTTCATCGTATCGTCTCCGGTTAGTGGTTTGCGTCAGCGACTTGCTGTACGTGTGTATATTAATCGACCGGCCAAACAAAGGTCAACACCTTTACCGATAAAGATATCGAAGTTTCCCAAAATATTCGTTTCGCCAACGAAAACGCAGGGAAAAAGATCGTGGTTTTTTTGGCTAGGTGGCTAGGAACGCCCGAAACCACGCGCCAAAAGCACCCTGGCAAGGTCGCTTGCGATTTCCGTCACCGCCTCTTCGGACAGGTCTGGCATTGCTGCGTGCAAGCATTCGTGAAGCGTTGTGTCCAGGTCTTGCCCCTCGTCTAGCCCTGAGCGGATGCCGATCGTTCTAGGCTGGCCTCGATCGCCTTCGAGGTCGCAATAGCCAAATTCGTCCGGCCTTGTGTCGTCGCGGATAGTCCAGGTTTGTTTGCGGATTATGGCCTTCACTATTTCGCCCTCTGCGAATCGTACCGAACGCAACCATTTTTCCAGTCCCACCAAAATTTAAGCCACGCCGAGCCGATATTCTTCGGGCCTAGCATCTTCTCAACTTCCCAACCGCCGTCGCCATCGCCCCATGCATCCTTGTATCCTGGAACTCGGATATGCAGCTGTTCATCATGGTAGATGCCGCCGTAGATCGTGATCCGTTGCCGCCTGATCGGCATTTGCCATTCGTCGTGAGTGTGCCCCGTCAATACGATATTTGCATCGGGGGTAAATACAGCAAGGCGATTGGTCTGGATTGTCCCCCGCGTCACTGGCCCGCCGCCGCCCGTCCCGTGATAGTGGTGAAGCATTACCGTGTCTTTAATCGCTTTGGCACCTGATTGGCCCCCATCCTTAAACCGGAAGATAACCCAACCGCCGTATCCGCTAGCCTCAGCGATACCGCCGCGATGCCTTAAACGCGATGCCAATCTATCCGTCAGGTCCGTCTCATGGGCCTTGGTCATTGCTGTCTCATGGTTGCCCCTGCCAAGTACCGCTAGGTGGCTTTTGAACGGCTCATAAAAGTCTGCCGCTGTCTCGACAAGCAAATCGAAATAGTTGCTCCCCTGATGCTCTGGCCTGAGTGCTGATTTATCTGCCCGCTTATCCCAACGCCCTTGCATCGCGCAAAACAAATCGCCGTTGTCAATGATGGGGGCATCGTAATCAAGGGCCTCTTGCAAGTGCTGCCGCTCTAGGTCTTGGTCGCACTTCGGGTTATCGTGGTGAACATCCGACCGGAGCAAAACCCATTGCTCCCAGTCTTTGTTTCTGCTTAGGTCGATCGTTATTTCATGGACGTTGTTCGAGATTTGTTTTAACTTCCAAGCCATCTGATTTCCTCCAGATTTTATAGGCTTCGTCGATCGTGATTTCAGGCTTGCCAAGCTTCGCGTTGACTGCGTTGTGCAGCCGAACGCCCCAGGCAAAGAATGCTTCGGGGGATGAGAAGTCGGGGGGATTAGCCGCTTTCCATTCGGCGTAGAATCGTTTGCAAGAGCAACCGTATTGGGGGATGAGCAGTTCCCATTCGGTTAGCTGCTCGATGGTTTTTATGCTGCCATCGTGCAATAGGATCCAAGGGTTAGGCTTTCGCTCAATCACCACGCCACTAATCGTTATCCTTGGCTCTGACCTTGGTCTTGTCCCTATTGTCGACGATAGATTAAAACCTTTTAGCGTGTCCCTTGGAAACATTAGACAAGCTCCAGCGTGACAGTTGGAAGCGACAAGCAAAACGCCCCGGCAGAGTAATCAGTCCTGACGTGATCGCATTCGTAATCAACGATCTTTCGCCCGCAGAACTGCCCTAGGTACTGGCAGTTTGTCTCGATCGAAAAGCCGTTGTCGATATAGCTAACGCAGCAATTCGGTACAGTGCAAAGGCCTGGAGGGGGTGTACTCCCGTCGCAGTCTGCGCCCGCTACGTTTCCAGGATTCACGTAGTCAACATCGAGAGCGTTGCACATACTACCGCCTTCGAGTCCGTTGCCCAATGGGTTGGCTGTGTAGTCGTAAGCATCCTTAACGAATCGATCTACGCCTAGCGTAGTTCCTTCGCATTCTGGCTCTGGCGAATAGCACCCAGATTCCGCGACTCTGGTAAAACAGGTAGATGTAAAAGGAGCGGGTTCGTACATTCCGTTTGCTTGAACCTCAAAGCACTTTAGCTCTCCGGTATCTTCGTCTAGCCACAATGGACCCCCATCTAAGAACAAATTACAAACCGACAAGTAGCCGAACTCAACTTCGTCGTACAAAGGTACATTGCCAAAGCAATTGCTGCCGCCGATATTTAGCCCGCAAGGTACTTGGGAAATGCCGCAATTAACTTTCCCGTCGCAACACGAAAACGGTACGCCATCATCGGCAGTGATCTCGATTTCTCCCGTCGGCAATTCATCGAAGAATTTAGCCCGCGTGATTTCGACCGTACTTAGTTCGGTGTATTGAATTGCATCATCCGGGCAAGTGTCCGTATCTTCGCCGAACTCAGTAGACCAGCTAGCGGAGATGGAGCAATCGCCCGGGCGAAAAACACCTGTGCAAGACTGGGCTGATACCGAGTGGTCTATCTGTGGGCTCATCCCCTCTTCGACGATAAATTCATAGGTTGCCGCTATGTAGTATTTGCAAGTCGGCTCTTCGTCCCCGTCGCACTTTATAAGCGTCTTTCCTATCGTAATCTTGATCGCGTTTAGTGTTCGCTTCGTGCCAAAAAACCGCCTTGCCGTAGCCGTCCCTGAGTTAGATTTCGATTGAACCAGGGTGCATTCGCAGCACCCCTCCGGCTCGGGGTCTGTAGTCGTCAGAAATGCGTTTTCTTTTTGGTAGTAGTTTACCGTAAATGAATTGGTAACAACCCTTTTAGCCCAAAGGCTACAGCTTTCGGAAACCGGCTGGCACTGCAACAAAAACCTCCCCTCGAAACAGCAATCTGTTTCACTCGGGTTGATTCCAAATTGAGGGTAAACCGGGTCGCCTGGACTGCCGTTGCAGTTTTCGTAAGGGGTTTTGAGTTTGACGCCGCTGAAAGGTATTTCAGCACCTGTCAAGCAACATGGGCAACCGCACTTACCGAAGCATCCCATTTAGCAAATCTCCACGGCTAGCCAACGATTACCAACCCGAAAGCAAATCAAACTAGCCCCGTTTGGTATCGCCGATCCAGCGTTCAAAACCTCGATGTCTGACCCGAACAAATTTGACAATACCCTAGCATCCGAAATCTGCTTTGCCGATGCCGTCCCTACGCCCAACGTGGTTCCCGCCCTAGCCGTGATCGCCGACGTAGCCACAGCCACAAGGATATCGGCAGTTGATACCAAATCCGAACTAATAGAGCCGCTTGGCTTCGTCGCTCCGATCATGCCAAGCAAGGCCTGGCTGTCGGCATTGTTAAAAGCGTAAAGCGTTGTATCGGCCATTCTAGGAAGTCCTGATTATGGTGGAGAATTCGACTTCCTTTTTGCACCGAAAAACCAACTCGGCTGGATTCGCCGCTTTTGCCCCTGATCCGTTTAAGGCCCCTATCATTGGGAAGTGCTTAGTATCGTCCATGTATCGCACTTTATTGCCACCGTCGAGATAAAACGGCCCAATGTCGGCCCGCTTCTCATCGTGCGTGTCAGGGTCATAGGTGACCTTGTATTTGGCTCTCCACGCTGCATAGCCCGCATATGAGCCTAATTCGGCCTCTTGAACCTCCAGGAGTAGGGTTCTAGCCGCAAACGTCTGGCCGAGAGCCGTGAATGCCGTTGTGTTTACAATGTCGTTTCGGTCGAGGAAGTCTTTTAGCTTTAGCCCTGGGTCGTCGAACTGCACGAAAGAGAACTGGCAAAAACTCGATGTATCGGTTAGCGGTTGGTCGAAAGGCGTACCCGCTGAATTGACCGGGTATTTAGATGGGCTTGATCGATCCTTGGCTAGAACCTTTTCTTTCGTCACAAACGAATCGATTTTGAAAATCGGTATCCACGTTGCCGGGTCTGGATTGGATTCGCTGTTCTGTTTTTGTTCTTCCGTCCCGGTTTGGAATCGAGCCGTGACATTCCAGTAAAGAGCGTGCTTTTCCTCTCGATCGCAGTCCACGCTATCGCAAATCAAGCCTAGTGGCCCGTAGAGCAATCCGGCCCGAGGGAGTCCAGGCGTATCATAGAGGATGCTTTGGCGGTTGGATGTAACTTGATCGGTCTTTACCCGGTAGTTCCAAGTTTCGCCGAGGATGAGTTGAAAGCCTTGGCCCTTGCGAGCAAAACCTGAACCCTTGCGAAGTTCCGCGCCGACCAATTCGTTAGACATTACCTTGCCCTCGCTACTTGCTGCTGAGTCTCTGCTAATCGGTTAGCCTTTTGCGCTTCGAGCAATAGCGAATCCTGCCATTTCTTCCGCTCTGCTTTTTCGGCTGCGTCGGTTCGCTGAGACAAGAGGAACGCTGCCGCCTCTTTGGATCCGGCTTTGAGGGCAGGGGCGATGTTTTTGGCAATGTCAACCGCCGGGTCGGATAGCTTTTGCTGGACCTGAGCCTGCTTGGCAATGTTCGCCTGCCCCATCGATCCGGCTTGCTGCTCAGGCGTCAACTGAGCAAACAAAGCCCGTAACCTTTGGATTTCCGCTGTAGCCTTTTGCTTGTCGCTCATCATTTCTTTTTCGATCGCTGCCGATTCGCTCATCGCGTCTTTGCGTTGCCTCTCCGCGTCCACTAGCTTTTTCATGTTGTCGAAACGCTCGATGTCTTGCTGCTTGTACCCGTCGCGGGCCTGCTTTTGCCGCCTTGCTTCATCGTCGCCTAGTGTGAGCTTGTCGTATTCTTCGCGTAACTTGGATAGGTCGCCAAAAGTCTTTTTTTGGAATTCGATATCAGACTTGAGCGTGTTCACTCGAAGATTTTCGGCCCTGGTTCGCTCCATTTCAGCTTCGGCCAGTCGCTTTGATTGCTCGACTTGCTCGGCTTTCTTTTTGGCTATTTCGCCCTCTTGGTTGGCCGCCCTAATCAACGCCGCTTCCCGGTCTAGTTCCGCGTCTTTGATTTCTTGGCTCTTGTCTAGCGTCGCATTGAGGCCATCCATCACCGCGCCGACAAGGCCCGAAGTTAGGTCCAGATTACGAACTGACTTGGACGCACTCTCGATGCCCGTACCGATCCCGGCAAAAAGCGAAGCGTAAGCATCCGAGGCTAGCTTGATGTTGAATCCAACAATACCACGTTCGCCGCCGCCCTCGCCTCCAATGCCCTCCCGAAGCATTCCAGTAACTTGCTTGAGCATCGGCATCAAGTCGGTTCCAAGGCTGATCGCCGCCGCTTTGATTTCGCTTTCCATCTTGGCGAACTGGCCCGACATAGATTGAGACAGCCGCTCATTCATGCCGTAAAACAACCCGCCTTCCGACGTGGCCGTCTGGAATGCCCTGGCCACCATCTCAGCGGATATCTGCCCGTCCTCCATCCGCTTCTTTAGCTCGACCATGCTGATACCAGTGGTCCGGCTGATCTCCTGCAGCGGATTGAACCCGCTGTTGATCATTTGCAAGACTTCTTGCCCCATCAATCGGCCCGCTGCTTGGGTCTGACCGAATGCCAACGAAAGGCTTTGGAACTTGTCGCGATTGCCAAGGCTGATCGCTGCTAGCCGCTCAAGGTGCTGAGATACCCGCGTCGATTCAACGCCGAACTGCATCAACGTCTGCCCGGCCCTGGCGAATTCGCCGTAATTCAAAGGGCTTTCAACGTCGAGAAGCTTGAATTCTCTCAGGAGCGTATTGGCCCTGGATGCCGAGCCCGTCATAACCTCGAAAGCGATCGCGTTATTCTCTAGTTCCGTCGCAAGCAAAACGGATTTCTTGATTGCCTGAAACCCTGCCGCAATGCCGATGTATTGGTTCGCAATCATCTGTAGCGATCGCATTGACGACGCTTGAGAATTCATCGCCAGGGATTGCTTGTTTGCCGCCGCCGTTGCTGCTTCGGTTTCCCTTGCGAATCTCTTATTGGCGTCTGCTACCCAGTTGGCGTAATTGGCCGCCTCTTTTTCCGCTTGAGCTAGCTTGCGGTTCGCCTCTGCCGCTCGATCGGCATAGATCGCCGCTACGCCATGTTTCTTGGCTAGAGCATCCACCGCCGCGTTGTACGTGTTCGCGTCAAGTTTTCCCGCTTGGTATTGCTTGTCCAGGAATGCAACGTCTTGGGCCATCCGTTGAAATGGCGTGTGGCTTGCCTCGATGATCCTTTCAAGCCTTGCCGCGCTGTCGGCTAGAGCCTTTTTCGCTTCTGCCGTCCTGATTGCTTGGTCCGCTAGCTTTTTTTCGGCTTGTAGCTGCTCTTCCATTTTGTAGGTAAGAACGCCGAATTTTTTGGCTAAGAACTCTTCGCTTTGGGCGAACTGCTCGGCACTAATCGCACCCTCTTTGAAAGCCCTGTCCATGAGCTTCATCTGCTCATGGAACTTATCGAGAGGCGTTTCAGATTGCTTAAGAATCGACGTAATGCTGCGAAGTTCGCCTCGCATGAACTCGCCGCCGTCGGCATTCATCCCGATTCGGATATTCGCTACGTTAATCGTTTGCGCCATAGCTACTTGCCTCCGAATCCGAACATCGATTTCACTTGGTTCGCCATCGCCTTACAGGATTCCGCCGATTGCTTGAGAATCGAGGCTGCGCTAACCTTGGGCCTATAGAAGCGATCCGGCATAAAATCCGATGCGTCAGGCGGTTCTTCATCGGCCCGTGCGTAGAGGGGCAAATAGAGGGCTTCTAAGAGCTTCGCAGTCTGCATCCAGCGTTCCCCCATCGGTTCCACCATGTCCCACGCTAGCCACTGATTTAAAGCCCCAGCGGGTAGACTTTGCATCCACGCCGCCGGATCCTGGATTCCCCATTTCAAGCAGAGCCTAAACGCCACTTTCAGGCGTCGGCTCTTTCTGATTTTTTTGCTAAGGCCTCGATCTCCCCTTGGTCGTACTTGTTGATATCCAAGCATTGATCGTAAAGAGGCCCAACAACCGAACGCGGAAGGTCTCGCAGTACGTTAGGATCCGTTACAACCCGCTGCCCTGATTCATCCCGAAGACAGTAGGCAACCATCACCCGCCGATGTGCTGTCCAGTCATAGCCCTTTTTGGTTTGTAGCTCGACTTCCATGTTTGCCGCATCCGATTCGGATAGCTCATGGATGAAATACTGCTTGCCCTTGACCGTGACCGGCTCGACGGCCAAATCACGCCTTGCCAGTGCAAGGAATTCGTCTTGGTTACTCATCGTCCTCTTCGCCCTTTGCTTGTGCGATTGCTTCGAGTGCTGCCTTAACGAAGGTGCGCGAAACTTGCTCAGGCGGCTGAACCTTGGCTGGATAGCCTTGGATCGCTTCGAGTTGTGCTCCGAGCGATGCGATTTCCTCAGCCGTCAAAGCATCATGCGGGAATTCAAAAATCGCTTGAATTTGAGGCGATTCACCAAACGGCAAATAACCAACAAGCTTACCGCCAACGCGGATCTGGCACTGATTCAAATCCCGCTCGATCCCGGTAGCCAACGATATTCCGCGCTGGCGATTCAATTCAAAAACCATCTTCGATCATTCCTTACGCAGGAGTAAATGTAACGTCAGTGGCACCGTCGAATTGCAGTTTGTAGCTGCCCTTCATTACCTCGCCCTTGGCAAGCTTTGGCGTCTTGGCTTCCTTGACGAAAGCCGTCCCCTGGAGCGATCCGGCTCCAGGAAGAGTGATCGTAACGGAGATTCCAGCGTAAGGCTCCGAGGTTGGAATCATCGCGGTAGTGATCGGAATCGCCGCCCCAAGCCAGTTAAACACAACGTCAACCTCTGGATTCTTGCGAAGGTCCGAAGGCCGAAGGGCTTCAAAGCCGGTTGTGTCCAGGCTCGTAATGTCGAGCGTATCGACGCTGATCGTCATTTCGCCGATCGAAACAACCTGAGTAGTAATCAATCCGGTCCCCGAAATGGTCGCTCCGAGTCCGGTATCTGCAACTGTCAATGCTGCCATGTTTAAGGCTCCTTGTAATGGACCAACATATCAAACGAAACTATGTACCTGTGCTCTTGATTGCCGTCTGTTGGCGGCTCCTGCATGTATTCATCACCGGAATCAAAATCGATCCCGCAAAAGGTGTGCGAACTAACAACGCCCCGAAAGGCGTCGATTCCAGTGTCCCTAATGGCTCGACTGATCGAACTTGCCGTAGTTCGCGTCAGTGCGTAGCATTCAATGGTAAATCGTGCGTGAGCTAGCTTACTGAGGCCCTGTAGGTGGCTTTCGCGTTCGGTCGATGTGACGTAGTAAACCACGGCTGGAAGCGTTGCGTTTTGAACCAACGCATCGGGATACATACGCTGCCCGATGAGCGTAGATACCGCCGAATAGCTTAGTAGCTTGGTTCGCAATGCTTCGCCGATTGCCGACATTTACAGCTCCCCGCTCACAATGTTAATCGTCCTTGCTGCCGCTTCGCTTGACCCGCTGACAACCTTGAGGAATCGCACCCCGGCCATCACTTCGGTATTTAAAGCGATGTACCGCGACGCCGCAACAGTCACCGCGTATTCGGTCGATCCGTTGTACAAGGCGAAAAAGTTATCGCCATCGGTCGAGGCCTGGAACTTGAATTCGGTCCCGGTTAGCGTCGCTGGCGTCCTGAGTGCAAGCACCGTCCGACCGCCCTCGATGGTAATTGCCGTCGATACGGTCCCGCTCGATGCAATCGTGACTGTCCCGGTCAATGAAAGGTTTTTAGCCAATTCGTAGCTCCTTTACTTCCTTTTGCAGTTGATCGACAAAAGCCGCTTCGGCAGTTCCCGAGGTTTGGCGGTAAGCCCGCATGGGTGCGCGTTGTTCTTTAGGGAATGTCGCGACCGTCGCTTTCGATCGGTTGATTCGGGTGTATTGCCGACCGGATCGGCCCGTATAAATCACAGGCGATCCAGGCTTGCCCCAATGGTATCGCGTGTAGCTTTCGCCTTTGCGGTATGGCATGACGAATTGCTGTTTATTGCCCTTCGGGTAGGTCGCTCCAGTGACAACGCCGATACCGCCCTTAAAAACCTTGTGGCTAAAATGCTGCCTTGAATCGTTTTGGAACGCTGCGTTATTTTTGAATTTCTTGGACCACTTTAGCCGCGATCCTGTAGCCCTCGATGATTGGGCGTGACCCTCGCAAGCCGCCGCAACAGGCTTTGCAAAGGCTCCAAGGCATCGACCAAACGGAGCATTGCGAAGCATCAAGGGGATTTGGCCGATCTGCTTGATAAGATCCTCATTGATTTCGATTTTGGTACTCATGGCAACACCGCCGCGCAGATTATATCGATGTAGTTTCGCAAGCCATCGACCATGTTTACGGCCGTGATCCCGTAGGTTTCGCCCTGGTAAACAACTCGCATCTGAACCGTGTAGCCAGATCGGTATCTGACTCGAAAAACCGCCCTTGTGCCTGCCTCAAGTTGTCGGCCCCTCATCGATTCGATTCCTGCCGTCGGCGTGAACTGACAAGGCTCATCGACAACGTAAGCCGCCCACGAAACTACAGGCTGGCCCGCTGCGTCGACCGTTTCTGTCGGTTGTTGAATTGTGCATCGATGCCGTAAGGCCCCGGTGCGCTGGTTCTTTGTCCTCACGGGTAGCTGCTCCGCATGTATCGAAGAACCAAGGCCTCGTAGGGCTTCATAGTCTGCATTGATTCGGACATTAGCATGTCGCGATTTTCAAAGTAATGAGCGACCAGCATCAGCATTGCGTTTTTGGCGATCGCTGGCACTTTTGAGCCGTCTTCGGAATAGCCGACTTTGTAGGTTATCGTCCAGGCGTCCCACCTTGCCACCGTCCCGGGCAAGACTTGCAAATAAGCAAGCCTCACCGCGTCAACGTGTAACTGGTACTGATTCGCCGGATAGGTCTGGAGCGTGTTGGCCCCATCGTAGTATTGAATCGAGGTGATCGAGTGAATCGGGCTTTTTGGTAGCTCGACGCCATCGGCCCATTGCGCAAGCCGGATGCGGTACGTAGCGAAACAGGTAGCCGAATCGGTATCGTGCTCCCACTGCTCCCTAGCCGCCTGAATCAAGCCTGCCAAGTGCGTATCGTGGGTCGTGTCACTTATGCCGATTTCTAGCTGCTTTTTCGCTTCGCTTA